AAAAATGATCTTGTATTATTAGTTGATAAATTAATAAACCTTGATTCTTCGATAAGAACAAATAACGGTGGCGTACCTCTTAGTCCTATTAACTATTCTAATCAACTGGAAAATTTATTAAATATTATAACAAATGGAGAAGAACTTATAAAAGAGTTTAATGTTATAGTAGAAAAGTTTAAAGATTTCGAAAACAATGAAACTCATATAAATAATAAAAATTTAAAAAACCAAATAGACAATTTAAAGAAGATTATAAGAGAAGCTGATTCGAAAATACAAGAATTGAATGAATTATGTAGTTCTGAACAAGTTAAAATAATTACTATTCAAAAAGAAAATTCTAATCTTCTTGAGAAAATAGATAAGTATAAAAATACTATAAATGATTTCGAAGAAGAGAATCAGTCAAAAAATTATGAGTTAAATAAATGTAGGGAGTTAGTCGATGCTAAAAGTAACGAAATTAATATTTTAAATATAAAGTTGGATACAAGTATAAATTCTGGAAATAATACAGAAGATAATAACCATGACGTAGTAATATCTATAAATGATACTTTCAAACTCAGTAAAGATTATATAATAAAATTAAATGAAGGTAATATAAAACTTATTAGTCAAAAGAATGAAACAATTAAAATACTTGAAGATGATATAACTAATTGTAATCAAAAAATAACATATTACGAATCTAGAATTACAGAACTTGAAAAAATCAATATAAATCTTGAAAATACCATTTCAAATATTAATAGCGGTAAACAAAACCCTTCTTTAGAAATTCCTTTAAGTATTGAAATGGAATTGAATTCAAAAACAGAAGATATTACATCTTTAAAGTTTAAAATTAAAAAGTTGGAAGAAGAGTTAAAGATACAGTTAAAAAGTGATTTACATACTCCACTGTTACCAACTCAAAATAAGAGTAGAAAATGTTTAAGTTGTTCTATATTGTAATTAAGTTTATATAATGTAAAAAATTTTAATTTGAAATAAAATTGATTTTTAATTTTAAATTATTTTTAATTTTATAAAATGGCTAATTTTATTATATCAGTTGCAAAAAATATGGTTCTACATTCTACACCTACAGTATCACAAGAACAAGAAAATGCATGTTTAGAAAAACTTGATGCAAAATTTTTCAACTAAAACAAATCTTAAAACACACGAAAAGACTTGTAATAAAAAACAATCTTCTAATTTGCTTTTAGAAAAAGACAGAATAATAGAACAAATGAAAATAATTATTAAAGAAAATGAAAAGTCAATACAAGAAAAAAATGAATTAATAAACAGATTAATTAATATGATACAGCCTGTCAATAATACTAATAATACTAATAATAATACTAATAATACTACTAATAACCATCATACTTCTACTTCGAATACTCAAAATAATCAAAAGATTAATAATATTATAAATAACCTTGTTCCTATAACTGAAGACTATATGAATGAACAGAGTAAGCATTTGAATATTGAATATATTAAAAGGGGAACTGATGGATATATTGATTATGCTTTAGAATACCATTTCAAAGATAAAATTTTATGCGTGGATTTTGCTCGTAAGAAGATAAAATATAAAAATAGCGATGGTGATATTATAGACGATCTTGAAATGGTAAAATTGTCTCAGAAATTCTTTAAAGCAATTGAAAATGCAAATACAGAACTCATAGGGACCTATATAACTGAACTTGGAAATGAACTTGAAAATTTAAACACAAATTCGAGTAATAATATGAATGAAGATGAATCTCAAGATTTTGAATTAGTTAGCAACGACATAATAGATAAGACTTTTTTAGCAATGAAACAACGGCGTGAAGTTCAAGAAGCAGCAGATGGGAAGAAACCCGAATTATATTATGATTTTGTGAAAAACATATGTTCGAGGGTTACACCAAATAAATAATTTTTAAACATTAATTATGTTTAAAAATAACATGGTAATTATTATACATTTAGAAAGTAGTTGAAGGTTTTTCAGAAATTCTACTCTTTGCTTCCAACACATATGGTAGTTCACAAATACTCTTATAATATTGTTCGGCGACTGGATAGTCTGAAAGAGTTAAACCTACATATCCTAACCAACTTAACATTATGTGCAAATATGAATCCGCAATAGTAAATGAATTTCCAAACGCAAATGTTCTATCAGAAGATAAGATTCGTTCTTGCAAATATTTCATCTTTCTTTCGAAAATAGGAAGAAGAAATTCTCTTATATTTTCTTCTTTTGATTTTGGATTGAAAAATAAGCTGATTGTTGCATGCAACTCAGAAGCTACATAAGAAAGAACTTGTTTGACAACATATCTTTCATTAGAACCATTTTTCGGAGCTATTACATCATCTTCTGCTAAGTCGGCGATATATTCCAAACATGCAATATTCTCATTGATTACTGTTCCATCATTTAAAACTATAGCAGGTACATTTCCTTTTGGATTTATAGTATAAAAATCAACTCCTGAAGCTGTTGTATGAGTTCCAAGGTCTACAGTTTCGCATTCTAAACTAATTTTAGCGATAAATGCAGAAATAAAGGAGCTAGCTCCGCAACTGGTTGGTGTATAATAAAGTTTGACCATTTTTATTTAGAATTTTAATTTTTAAATTATATATAATAAATGTTATTTAGATATAATATATTCCAATTATGTCAGATCTACAATTCAAATAAAAATATTATAAATGCTTACATGAAAGGGGAATCTATAGAAGGATTTCAAGATACTACAACTACTATTAGCCCAATTGATTCATCAAAATTAGAAGAAGATTTAGCTTCTATATTTTTATACCCATTTGCTTGGATTTTTGCAATATCATTACAAGAAGCTTTATTTGTATTTGTTATATTTTTCATGTTCAGTCTTATATGTTTTATAATAAGTCTTATATTGTTGATTAAAAATTGGAATCGTATTCCCACATGGGCTAAAGTATTAGGTATAGTATTCTTAATAAGTCCATTACCAATATTAACTACGATAGTTGTATCTTTTAGCTAATATAAAATTGATTTATTCCAATAAGTATTCTAAGAAATTGCAAGGATGATTGATCAAATAGATATTTATAATAATCAAATAATTCTTCAAAAAGAGCTAAGAAAAGCTATTTGGATTTGTGATTATAACAAAATTAAAAAACTTTTAGAAACAACAGAAATAGATATTAATTTTAGACCTAAAAATGGATATTTGACTAATTTGATATTAGCTATGGCATTTATTAATACAAGTATAGCCGAATTATTAATACAATATGGCGCGGATGTCAATATAACAATATATAGAAATGTAAATAATCATTTTAACAGACTAGAAAGTCCTATAATAATAGAAGCTAAAACGGGTAATATAGATAATATTTTACTATTATTTAAATACAATGTAAATATATATTATAAAGATTACGACGGAAAAACAGCATTCGAATATGCAAAAGAAGAAAATAATCACAAAGTCTTACTTTTATTATTAAAAAAACATAGAAATAATAAAAATAATCTATCTACAATGTTGTTTATGATGTTAAAAAATATTGATTTATACTGTATTCAAAATATAGTACAATATGTGTATTATATAAATGAATAAATTATATTTAAAGATTAAAATAATATTAATAAAATGTCAAATTTTAAACATAGTAAAGAAAGTTCACTTACAACTCCTGGAGATCGAGACATGGAAAATAGATGGAAACCTGATCAGTTTGAACCACCTCTAACAGATGAAGAATTAAAACCAGCATTTTCTAAATTGAATGAAAGAACATTTGCCGATAAGTTCCCAAGAATCGATAGAGTATACGCAGACCCAGCTATTCCTTTGCAAAATTTTGGACTATTTAGTTTCGTTCCCGCAAAAGGTGCCAAAGCTAATGATTCCGGCTTGTTTGGTTTCGCAAAGATAAGAGGTTGTTTCTCTACTGAAATGGAAGCGAATCAAAGAGCTGAATATTTAATTAGAAATGTCGATTCATACAATCAGATTTTTCATACGTATTGTGGTAGACCATTCCCAGTTACTTTAGATAGTAAATTTTCAGCTGATATTAGCGAAGTAGACTTGAAGAAAGAAGTAGCAAAAACTGTTTCTGAGAATATCAAAGAAAAGAAAGCCGACGACTTTAAGGTTATGCAAGAATTGAAACAAAAAGAGGAGGCTTTGTTAGAAGACTCTAAGCGTGAAACTATAGATCCATATGATGACTATATTACACAAAGAGTTAAGTTTGCACAAATATCTTTTACATATCTTGAACACCAAAAGAAGATGAAGGAGTTGAAAGAGATTATACTTAAGACAAGAGAAAATATTAAGATAATGGACGAAGAGTATCCCGAATTCCAAAAGAGTTATTATGAAAAATATATGGACGCAAGAAGACAAGCGGGAATTAAGGAAACTACAGAAGATAGTCAAGCAAACTTTATTAAGTATTTGGTCGAGGATGCACCTTTAGATTTTTGAATAAGTCTAATTTTAAAATTAAATGAAATTTTAAAATTTTAATTACACTCAGATTTTTAAGAATGAGACATCTTAAAATAAACATATTTCATGTTTATTTCTTATAATATTAAGATATGTATTCCATTGACGTAAGAAAAATTATAATTACTTTATAAAAAAAAATTAACAGTCTCAGAAAACTCGAGGTATTAGCTCGTTTAAATCCTATCTATACTAATTTACCTATAATAGTTGAAGATTATTCTGTTATCGATAAACAATATTTAGAAGATCAGTATAAAAAAAATGATTCATAGAAATTATGATTTTTCTAAAATATATTGTGATTATTGGAAAGATAGAATACTAAATCAAAAATAATAGTAAATTCTTATTTTAATTTTTAATAATATTATATATAAATAAGAAATGACAACATCTTTCAAAAAGGAATTCAGTCTCGATCAAAGAATCAGTGAATCTAATAGAATATTATCAAAATATCCTGATAGAGTACCAATTATTATAGACTGTAATGATACAGATCTTTCGAACTTAATAAAGAAAAAAAAATTTTTAGTGCCGAGAGATATATCCGTTTCATATTTATTAAGTATTATAAGAAATAGAATTACAATACCTAGTACCAAAGCTTTATTTATTTTTTATGAGAACAAAATTCTTTCAAGTCAAAGTATAATCGGAGAAATATACGAACAAGATAGAGAACGTAAATTCAATGGACCAGAACAATCTGATAAATTTTTATATATAACTATTGCTTACGAAAACACATTTGGATTTTAATATATTTTTAAACTTAAATTAAGTTTAAAAATAAAATTATTTTGTCAAATACTCAATACTTCTCCCACTATCTTACATTTTCCTTCTGCTAAAATAAACCGAGTTCCAGGTTTTAAATATTGAGGATTATATTTAAATTCTAAAACTATTTTAGCTGTATCACCATTTCTTAAAATATTGTCGTCGTCTATAATATTATCACCTCTTGCGTTTTTTTTATTTGTTATGTCAACAATTTTAACCACTTGTCTAATACTATATGCATGAAATAATGGCTCGTAACTAACCTTTATAGTAGTTGAATGTGTTCGTAACACTGTTATTTCCGCGGTAAATTTCTTAACTATAAGTTTTTCACTCTTATTTGAAATTACTACTAAACCCTTTTTGATATTGATCTTATCTGGTTTCTTAATTCCTAAACATACATACGATCCACTTGAAATTTTTTGCATAGGAGTTTTCTTGCAATGTATTGATCTAACTACTATATGTTCATAATTACCACCTGTATATGGTCCAATTAATAATTTATCTCCTACTGTTATTTTTCCACTGATTAACTGTCCTCCGATTACCAAACCAAATCCATAAACATTAAATATATTATCAACATGGAATTCTACCAAATCATCATCATTTATAGTTGCCTTCTTACCAATTATATTTAAAAATGTTTTAAGATTTTCCATTCCTTCTCCGGTAACACATGATATTTGAAAGACTGGAGCTATACTTTCACTGTAAATATTCTTACAAGCAAGTAAAATATCATCCCTAGATTTTATAGGGACAGGAATTCTTCTTATTCCAGGAAATTGCAAAAATTTATTAATACTTTGAATTGTTTCTTTTAATATATTTTGACGATCTTTACAAATATCTACTTTTGTTATCACTATTATAAATGGGATTCGTAGAGTTGCACAAAGAAAGATGTGTTCCTTAGTCATAGGTTTAATACCATTATTCGCGTCTACCATTACCATACAAATATCTGGAACAGAAGAAGTTAAACCTAAAATCGTAGTTCTTAAATACTTTTCATGACCAGCTAAATCAAAGAATGATATTATCTTTGAACTTTTTTGTACAATCTCCGACCAAGATAATTTATTAACCCCTTGATAATTAACAACTTTTCCCAAGTGATCAAAACCAAGTATTTGATGAGCAATTGAAGATGTACGGCCACTTTTTAACTCGTGAATATAATTAAAAACACAACTTCGAGTCAGTCCTCTACCATTGTCGTTTTGCCCAGTGATCAAACAGCCTATAGTCGTAGTCTTTGAAGAGTCTACATTCCCTGCAACTGCGACTTTAATATCAATATATTTATTTTCATTTATTTCCCGGATTAATACTTCATAAATTTTTTTACAGTTAGAAACTTCTGTTGTATTTAACAAAGTTGTCGAATAATTATTTTTATCCGCGACCTTGCTAATACATCTAATTGTTTCGTTGTATTCTCCCTCTGTAATTCCAGATGTAGTTCCATTATCTTCGACCCCAAGATAATAAATAGCTTCTCCATCTCCTTCAATGCTACATCTATTCCTCATTTGTGTTGCTAATGAGGATATTCTATCTTCATCTTTAGCAATTAATTTAAGTTTATATTCAACATTTCCAGATTCATTCTCGGGATTCATTTACTTTTAATCTTTTAATTTTTTGATTTTAAATTCAATTTTAAATTTAAAATATTCATTAGGGTTTATTTACCACACTGTTGTTCACATTCAGTTCTTGTATTATATGTTCCATTTGGAGTTGCAAAACATCCTCCTTCGACTCCACAAGTGTATTTCATTCTACTACGTCTTTTATATTTTTGCATTGCACTTAAAGCTAATAGTATAAATAATAACACTACTAGCATAACTGTTAAATAATTGTCCATATTTATTATCTGTAATATTTATTTTAATTTAAAATTTAAATATATCTTATAAAAATGGTTAACATACATATTTCCGTACTTATGATGGTTAAGAATGAACATAAAAGAATACATGTAACCTTGGATTCAATCAAAAATTTTGCGGATAGCTTAGTTATATATGATACTGGATCAACTGATAATACACTTGACATATGCAGAGATTTTTGTGAGAAAAATAACATATCATTACGTTTAAAAGAAGGTGTTTTTGCCAATTTTTCAGATTCTAGAAATGTGTCATTAGATTTCGCGGATACTTTTGAAGATATTGATTATCTTTTATTATTAGATGTTAATGATGAACTACGTGGTGGAGATAAATTGCGAAAATACGCGGAAGAATATTTAAAAACTGACAAAACTTCGTTTTTAATACATCAAGAATGGTGGAGTGGAACAATAAATAAATATTATAATTCAAGATTTTTAAAACCAAGAACTGGTTGGAGATACACGGGTGTTGTACATGAGTATTTAAAAAAAAATAATAGTTTAGCAGACGATTCGGAAATACAAAAAATTTCAGATAATGATATAGTCTTATATCAAGATAGAACTCAAGATGATGATAAAACTGGAAAAAGATTTCACAGAGATGAAATTTTATTAAAAGAGGAATATAGAAAGGATCCTACTGAACCTCGTAATGTTTTTTATTTAGCACAAACATATTCGTGTCTTGGAAACTATGAAGACGCTTATTACTTTTATAAAATAAGAACTACTTTAATAGGTTTTTACGAAGAA